CCGACGTATCGGGCCAAAGCCAATTAGAATGAGGTCCGACTCTGAGGTGTCTCATTCCTGTGGAATTGTAAATGTGAGTATTCTACATAAGTGAAAAAGAGCAGCAGCATAAAAACTGCTGCCCATAATTCATTAAATTTACTCACCCAAGAGGGCTTCCTCAAGAGATTGAGGCTCCCATTCTTCTTCTTTTTCATCTACACCTGGAGGTTGATGATCACTAGGATTAGTGTCAAGAACCTCTGGTTCAGGTGAGAGTCTTGTCACAAAAGCTGGTGAATGTGTTGCTTGTTGTGCCATAGTTAAGGTTTAAAATTTATATTTAGCACCTATTTTAGTGCCATAAGAATTGTCTGCAGTCTCATCAGTTTTAAATGAAACTTCTCCATAGATACCCAGTTTCTCTGATGCAGCTACGGAACCTCCGAGCTTACCTGAGAAATCTGTGCTACCATCTGCTCCATCAGCTGCAGTGAATGCAGGACCACCTTGAATATAATATCCAAGAGAACCTACCTCACCTTCGTAGCCTACGTGGAGATCGGTAGTACGGGAAGTATAATCATTACCTGTATAGGACGCGTTTGACTCGGCATTAATATAGACGCCAGCCATTGCAGGAGTCGAAGCGAGAGATGCCGCTAGGGCTAGTGCAAATTTTTTCATGTTAAGTTAATTACTTTGATGTTCTTGTGTACTCAACACCACGATACCTTAGTTTAACAGTCATTGTTAATACTCCAGTACCACAACCCCGTTCCATGCTGTGGTTTCATGCGACCTTGTTAAAGGTTGAACGGACGTGGCGTGAGGTGGCTTCTACTGTATCGACATACGAGCCGCCATGGCTTTATTTCTTAGGGGGTCTCCCTTTCTTAGTACCGTAAGTACCTTTACCTTTAGGCATATTCTATCTCCTTAGTTGTAGCTAGATCAAGTGGGAAGTTATGTGCATTTCTTTCATGCATTACTTCCATTCCGAGGTTTGCTCGGTTCAGGACATCTGCCCAAGTGGGAACGATTCTACCGCTAGAGTCAACGACTGACTGATTGAAGTTAAAGCCGTTGAGATTAAAAGCCATAGTGCTGACTCCCATGCTGGTGAACCATACGCAAACGACTGGGAAAATAGCAAGGAAGAAATGAAGACTCCTACTATTATTAAAGCTGGCGTATTGGAAGATAAGTCTCCCAAAGTAGCCATGAGCCGCGACGATATTATACGTCTCTTCCTCTTGGCCGAATTTATATCCATAGTTCTGTGACTCAGTTTCAGTAGTCTCACGAACGAGTGAGGAAGTAACGAGGCTTCCGTGCATAGCAGCGAATAAAGCTCCCCCGAACATCCCAATAACACCCAACATATGGAATGGATGCATGAGGATATTGTGTTCGGCTTGGAATACGAACATAAAATTGAAAGTACCACTAATGCCAAGAGGCATACCATCACTGAAGCTCCCTTGTCCGAATGGATATACTAGGAAGACAGCAAAGGCTGCTGATACTGGTGCTGAATATGCTACTGCTATCCATGGTCGCATCCCTAATCTATAACTAAGTTCCCATTGTCGTCCCATGTATGCTGCGATACCGATGAGAAAGTGGAACACAACAAGTTGATATGGTCCTCCGTTATATAACCACTCGTCGAGGGTTGCAGCTTCCCAGATTGGGTAGAAGTGAAGACCGATTGCGTTAGATGATGGGACGATAGCCCCTGAGATGATGTTGTTTCCATAGAGTAGAGAGCCAGCTACTGGTTCACGTATTCCGTCTATGTCAACAGGCGGTGCTGCGATGAAAGCAATAATGAAACAGGTCGCTGCAGTAAGTAAGCATGGAATCATGAGTACACCGAACCAACCAACGTAAAGTCGGTTGTCGGTGCTTGTAACCCACTTACAGAACTGATTCCAATTATTCTGTTCAGGTAGGGTTAGTGTTGCCATTAAAAAATGCCAGGGATAAGTTGTCCAGTTGTTATATATGAGCCTAGTGCTGCAACGAATCCTATCATAGCAAGCTGTCCATTGACACGCTCTGCATTCTCGAAGTAGGGTTGCTCAACTACT